AAAATGAATAGGACAGAAAAATTAAAGATTTTATTAGAGATTGAAAAGGCAAAGTTTAGCTTTTATGAAAGAGTAAACGAAGCAGAATGGTCAAATCACTTTGGCGCAGGATTAGAATTTGAATCTATACGCAAGAAAAACACGCACAACATAGAGATATGGGACAAATGCATTGACAGATTAAACGAACGATTTACTAAACAACTTAACACACTTAAATAATGATAGCAAAAACAAAATTATTAGAACAACTTTTAGACAAAGCAATACGTATTGTTGACGAAGATTTAGACGTAAAAGACTTTGCAGTTTCTGTTGCTGGTATTTTAGAAAACAATTACGGTGACCACAACTACAAACTATTTTTAGAAACACTTAAAAACGAATTAAATAAATAGATTATGAAAAAGGAAACAACAGATTTTATACTTGGCGCTATGTCGCTTTTTGGATTGGTAACAATATTTTATTACACACTTTTAATTTTTGGATAATGAGAGGCGAAATAGATATATTCAACATTGAAGACGATATTGTAGAATTTGGAATACACGACGCTTTTTTTCGTGTTTGCATAGAACAAGAAACATACTGGATAGACGAAGCAGTAAGTTTTAATTCTTTTACAGATGAAATACAATACGAAGAACATCAAGAAACTACAACTTTTGTAAGAATAGACACTTTAGAATGTGAAGGCATTTTATACTATTCGAAAGAAGATATATGTTCAGAACTTGAACGAATTTTAAACGAAGATAAATAATATGATAGAACCATTTAAACTTGAATTCTGGGATAATTTCAACGATAGTCTATACTTTGACTATTTACTAAAACGTGAAGAAATGTTAAACACTTATAGAGTAACTTACAAGACTTACAAAGGAAGCGACACAAGCGCACCAGTAAGCTATGCAATTAAATACATAAAGGCATACAATAGACACGATGCAATAAACGCCTTTAACTTGTGGAAAGGCTTGATAATTAAAATTGAACTATGCGATTAACAGAAAGAATATACTGCGCACTAATAACTTGGATATATGGTAGACTTGATTAAAGAGGTAATAGAAAAAGACGGACTTAAAAAAAGAAACCGTGAACAACACATAGTACATAGAAGAATATTTTTGTTTAATCTTCTACGAGAAAACGGATATACTTACGAATACATTGCAAGGTTGTTTAATATGAACCACGCAACTGTATTGCACGGCATAAAGCGTTATAAAGACCTTTTAAGCCTTAATGATGTAAGGCTACAGGTAGACACAGAACGCTATGCACAAAAGTTTGAAGACATAGAAGAAGCAGTAATAAAATACAATCTGGAGAAAGACGTAAGAAAAGCGACTACTATAACAGATTTAGACATAATAAAAAGACGTTTAAACAATAATTTATACGATTAAAATGGAAGTAAAAGAAGAATTTAAAAATTTAATACCAGCATTAAGTGCTGAAGAATATGCGCAGCTTGAAGCAAACATATTAGAAGAAGGAATAAGAGAACCTATAATAACTTGGAACGGCTTTATAATTGACGGTCACAACAGGTTTAGTATAGCAAAACGATTTGATGTAGAGTATAGAACTACAAGCAAACACTTTGCAAGTGAAGAAAGCGTAAAAGAATGGATGATATTAAACCAATTCGGAAGACGTAACTTAAGCAACTACCAAAGAAGTGTTTTAGCTTTAGAACTTGAAGAAGTGTTTAAACAAAAGGCAAAAAATAAACAAGGCACAAGAAATGATTTAACATCTTTCAAAAGTTTGGAAGAAGTAAGAACGCATAAAGAACTTGAGAAGGTTGCACAAGTTTCACACGAAACGGTTAGAAAAGTAAAAAAAATACAAGAGAAAGCACCACAAGAAGTAAAAGCTAAACTTGCAACAGGAGAAGTAAGTATAAATGCTGCTTACAAAGAAATTAAGAAAGAAGAAAAGAAAGAGGAAAGAGATAAAAAAATACAAGAAGTAAAACAAAAAATAGAAACCGAAAACTTAACAACGTTAGACAAAAAGTATCACGTTATAGCAATAGACCCACCGTGGGCATATAATGAAAAAGGCGGATTTAGTAGTGATGACTATGACGCACAAAACAACAGAGGTGCAGTAGACTACCCAACAATGACGGTAGAACAAATAAAAAAAATAGAAATACCAGCTGCCGATGATAGTGTTTTGTTTCTTTGGACTACACACGCTTTTTTAAGAGATAGTTTTGATATTATGAAAGAATGGGGTTTTGAATACAAAGCTACTATTGTATGGGATAAAGTTAAAATGGGTATGGGTAGAAACGTGCGTATGCAAGTCGAATTTTGCTTATTAGGAATTAAAGGAAAGCCAATAATACAAGGTAGTAGTGAAAGAGATATAATAACAGAACCACGAAGACAACATAGCAGAAAGCCAGAAGCATTTTATGAAATGGTTGAACGTATGTGCATAGGTAATAAATTAGATTATTTTAGTAGACAAACACGAAAAAACTGGGAACATTATGGTGCAGAGCAAGGACAATTTTAAAGAAGCTTTAGCTTTTGGTCAAGACGGAGAAAGAGAAATAGCAAAAAAATTAATAACAAAAGGTTATTATGTTTTGCCTTTATACCAATTTCAAGATGAAATTTCGCCTAAAATTATAGGAGATGAAAATTATATTAGTGCAGACTTAATTTGTTTTAAAAATAACAATACAATATTTATAGAAGTCAAAAGCAAAAATCAATGGGTTGAATTTGCAGGTAAAATTGAAACAGGTTGTAATTATAAACACTACCAACATTACAGAGATATTGCATTAAAAACAAAAATTAAAACTTATATAGTTTTTAATCACGTCAAAGGTAATTATCAAGGCACATACTATATTGACGTTTTAAAAGATGGTCGTTATTGGGATGGAATGGCAAAAGGCAAAAAAGTATATAAAGCAGAGTATTTTTGGAATAAAAATGATTTAATAAACTTTAAAGAATTTTAATTATATTTGCAATGTTGGTAGGACAATCAAAATTTTTAAGTGTTGCGTTAGTAAGTGTTCCTACCCACCGAAAGCGCGGCACTTTTTTTTTACAATAATTTATGGCAGAAAATAAAAAGTCTTTTGTTGCTTATGCAGATTGGAAAGAAACCTTTGACGCTTTAAGTGACGATAAGGCTGGAGAACTTATAAAACACATTTTTGCTTACGTTAATGACGAATCGCCAGTAAGTGAATGTATGTTAATCAATGCAGTATTTGCAAACATTAAACACACTTTAAAACGTGACTTAAAGAAATGGGAAAAGCAACACGTTCAACGAAAAGAAGCTGGAAAGAAAAGCGCTGAAGTACGTAAACGAAATGCAACGGTCGTTAACGGTCGTTCAGTTTCGTCTACTGTAAGTGTAAGTGTAAGTGATAGTGTTACTGTAAATGAAAAAGATATATATAGGCGCTTCGCTCATTTGTCTATGTCTGTTTCAGAGTTTAACAAGTTAGAAGCTGACTACGAAAAGAAGACTATTGATTCGTGTATTGATAGCATAGAGAACTTTAAAAACAATAAGAAATACAAATCGCTATATTTGACTTGCAAGAATTGGTTGAAGAAGGAACAAACAAAACACGAACTAAAAACACTTAATAAATTTAAAGCACCGTGGGAATAGAAGGTTATAAAGTAACAGAAACAGGCGACATAATAGACAAAATATTTAAGCATAGAGATAACTACAATCAAAAAGGTAAGTATTTAGGTTGGAAAGGTTTAGACGAATTCTACAGTATGCAATTAGGCAACTGCACAGATTGGACAGGATTCCCAATGTCGGGAAAAACACAAGTGCTTATGGAATGCCTATTAAACACAAGTAAGTTTTATGGTTGGAAGCATTTAGTTTACTTTCCAGACGTAGGCAACAACGTAGAAATAGTTGCAGACTTAATACACAAGCTAACAGGTAAGAGTTTCAATCCGTTAGAAAACAATGTCATTAAAGACCGTGAAATTACAAACAGTTTAGAT